TCTTAGGTTTCATACTTCCATAACCATAACCAGGCATAAGACAACTCCTCGACTATTTTGAAAAGACCAAACCATAACTGGTTTGCATACTTAAGTGTTCTTAAGATGTGAAGATAAGTTATTTGTTTAAATTCTTAAAGGTTAACTTCTTAAAGTTTAACTTTGATGTTCTTAAGTATCAACCTCTTTATAGCTTTATTATATCATATTTATACCTTAAAGTCAATAGCTTCTTAGGATTTCTTAGGAAGTACCCCGCCTGTCCTGAAAAGTCAAGAGTTATTTTACTATGGTTTAGTTATTTATGTAATTCTTAGGGGTCCAAATTGCTTCTCATGTGGGCATGAGGGTAGAACAGGAACGCTGGGTGGCGTAGGGGTCCCCCCCAGGCCTTCTCATGACTACAAAAGACCACATTAGGCGTGTGGAATTCATAGGACTGCCAAAGAATACGAGAGAAAAGAATGCACGAGTATGGTATTTCCTGGGACCTCCCAGGAATTCAATTGGCACGTTTATTGCATTGCCACAATTCATGCCAGTTATACCAGTGTGACACTTATGCAACACTAATGAATAAAATGGAAAAATATGGGATGTCCCAGAAAATAATTCTGGACAATATCCGAGAATTGATGTCTATTGTCACCATCATCAATCAGTCAAAAGGATATAGACCAATGACACATAACGTAGAGAACATCAATAAAGCCCTTCGCCAGGCCGTCCACTCGGACGCCAAGCATGCCGAGAACCTGGTCATGGAGCATTATTTGCCCATGTTTGAAATCATCCAGGCCGAGACGGACAATGCATGGCCAGGAAAATCCCTCACCAAGAAGATGGTGGAAAACAGCGGCGTATTAACAGATATGTTTGTATTTCTCACGCCGGAGCAACGCTCTGAATTTGCTAGGGATTGCAAATACGTCCAGGAAAACTTCCAGGCCGTCGTGGATGAAGCCTTGTCCAATGGATGGCGCAAACTTTCAGCAATTCGGAAGGCTATCCAAAAGGCTCAAAAGGCCGAGGAAGCAACCGAGGAAGCAACCGAGGAAGCCGAGGAAGCAACCGAAGAAGCAACCGAAGAAGCAACCGAGGAAGCAACCGAGGAAACTCGGAACCCCGAGGATATGTTGTCAGATATTGTATCCGATATTGCCTCGTTGCTCGTAATAGCTCAAGAAATGGGGCACGATCCCAAGGGTATCGCACAGGCAGCACTCGCTGAAATAGCGGACCCTGATCCCCTGGAAATTCCCGAGGCCTTCCGTCGCTAGTGTTTCCTACAATATCCCCAGGGTTGACAAAACCTTGGGGATATGATAGGACACATTATAGGAGACAAGTAATGTTTATGTTATGGTTATTTTTTATCTCAAGTGTAATTATGTTTTTTTATTGTTTATGGTTTTTAAAAGAGGACAAGTGATGTTAGTCAAAGAAGCAATACAGTCCGGCAAGATATCCAAAGGCAACAGCAAGATGCCAGGGACTTCATACGCCATAGATGCTTTTGCCTGTAAAACAGGGAGCAAGTTAGCGGAAATCAAAGGTACACCATGCGCGTCTTGCTATGCCCGAAAGCTTCAAAAGCTACGGCCTAGCGTTAATCAAGGTTACAAATCTAACCTGGAAAAGTGGCAGAATGCCAGTCAACAAACCTGGATAGAGGCAATGGTTTTTCAGATAAATAGATCGGGGACAAAGTACCATCGCTGGTTTGACAGTGGGGACTTACAATCGCGGGCCATGCTGGATAGTATTATTGAGGTTTGTAAACGCACCCCTGACGTGAAACATTGGCTCCCTACGCAGGAAAGGGAGATCATACGCGACGTGGAGACCCCAGCTAACCTAGTGATCCGTCTCTCGGGGAGCAAAGTAAACGGACGCGCCCCTAGTGCTGACAATACCAGCACGGTGTTTGACAAACACGGGGAGCCCATAGGCCAGGAATGTCTAGCCTACACTCGCGGGAATAATTGTGGGGATTGTCGGGCATGTTGGAATCCGTCCGTCAAGAACGTATCGTACAAGAAACACTAAACCTGGGACCGTCCCATAAAATTGGAGGTAAGACCATGACTAAAACTGCAAGATCATATGATGAAGCTATTGAATTGCTACGGTTAAGAGATGAACAGAAACAAGGGAAAAATAGGACTAGACAATGGACAAAAAATTTGGTACGGTTGATGTCGTCGCATTAGCGGTGGCATTTGCGACAGTAATCTTTTTCATAGAGGTGATAATCAAATGAAGAAAATAATACATATAAATCAGCACGTTATCAAGGCAAATGCCAAGTCTGGAGAGCGTAACCCAGTGATCACGGTCAAGACGTACAAGTCAAACGACTACGGTCACACAGTAGAGGTTGACGGTCCCTGTAAAATAGTGTATAGTCCAGACAAGCCGCTGTCCTGCGGTGCTAAGGTATGGATTGAAACTCAAGCAGAGGTAACAGTAAAATGACAACACGCATATGGACAAAACCGGAGACGCAAGAGATCATTAAGGCGTTACGTGTGGCAGGGTACACCATCCCGCCAAAGAAGAACGGGTACTATAAAACTAAAGAAAAGTACTCAAACAAAAATGGATCAGAACGTAGCTACTTTGTGGCACTTGATATGGGTGGAAACTACATGGTAAATTATCACCCTGAACTATTTAAGGAACCGGAGGACGAACTCTATGGCATATAGCAGACAGAAGCTAGTGAACCAGTGCATGAACGCCGTCCGACGCATGGGATATAACGAGTGGTGCTGGGCGATGGAGTGCAGGTACAATGTCATGCCGGACTGGTGGTGGAATCCCATTGAGAAGGATAAAAAGTATAAGCATTATGTTGCGACTGGTATATGGGGGGCATGATGGTAGAATCTCTCTGGTATTATCTTGAGATAATCTTGAAGGACCCTGGAGTACGCCTTGCATATGTGGCACTGGTGATCTACATTGCGGTAAGGTTTTGGTAAAGTAAAGGACAAGTAAAGGAAAAGAAAATGAGATGTAAAATTTGTGATGCTAAACTAACGGACGGAGAATTACTTAAGCGTGATCTGTTCACAGGTTTACCTCTTGACACATGCAGTACGTGCATGGGTTCAATAGGTGAGGCGGTAGCGGAGGACTTCGAGTATATTGATGATGTTAATGTGCTGTCAAAGATTCCGCTTGACAAAGATGAAAATGATCTATAGAATACTTAGGAAGCCTAGGGAATTAATCCTTTATATATTCATTAAAGTTATTTCCTAGGTGTTCTTAAGATTTCCTGGGATGGTCCCAGAAAAAGGAAGGATAGTGATGATAAAAAAAGATAGGTCTGGAGTTATAAATCCTACGGCTACACGACAAACGAAAGCAGCTTTACGCCAAAGAGATGAAAGGAAAGGTTATGTCTACCAAGAACAAGAGACGGTCTGCTCCAAAGAAGCGGAGGAATCCAGAGAAGGTTGTGATGGACAAGTACTATCACCCCAAGACCTTCAGGTCTCGTAAGCGTACCCTGTCTGCGACTGATGCAGACAAGGAGATCAAGGAGTATTTAGACTATGACGCATAGGGCTATATGGTTTGCAGATGAGGCCCCACGGATAGGCTCCGGCTACAGGATAGTTAACGTCAAGAAGAGAGGCCGTAAGTGGGTCCATCTTGAGTACTGGCCTGGGGGTTCCGAAGGTCACAAGATAAACGTGAGACTCCGAAAGAGTGTATTCGAGAGGCTCGAAGAATTAACGGATCATCAACTAAAAATTGGAGGTACAGACTAGTGGCTAAAAAACAAACTGAAAAGACCGTTAAATGGTCCTATGATGAGAGAGTTTCTTATCCAGAATTTTTAAAAAGGATCGCTCCTTTAGTATGTGATCCCGTTAGGAATTTAGTTGAGATGGAGGGAGATATGTTACTGTCTGATTACAGAGACTTACAGACCGCTTTCTGGAAAATTAAAAACGCCTTATCTGAAATTGAAGGATAAAATTAATGGCTAAGAATCCAATGGGAAAGACGAGAGACGTAGACAATCCCTACGCCATATTTAGGTTCAAGGATTTCGAGATTCGTGTTCTCAAGACTTATCAACTGCCAAAGAATGAGGAGAAAAACATGTATGCACGGTGGTTCACTGCCGCTAAGTCACCCATGACTTATGGTCGTTGGGAGTATGGCGACACATACAAGCGA